TGAACCGTTTACACCAGAACTGCCTGAACTTCCTGAACTACCAGTTGAACCAGAAGATCCTGTGCTACCAGAACTACCAGCAGATCCACTGCTTCCTGAAGATCCATTAATTCCTGAACTGCCCGAATAACCGTTTTGACCCGATGATCCAGATGAACCGTTTACACCAGAACTGCCTGAACTTCCTGAACTACCAGTTGAACCAGAAGATCCAGTACTACCAGAACTTCCAGATGATCCTGATGAACCTGATGAACCGCTAGATCCAGAACTTCCAGACGAACCTGAAGAACCAGAACTTCCAGATGAACCACTTGATCCAGATGTGCCGCTACTACCCGAAGATCCAGCTGGTCCTATTTCTTTGCCTGTAACAGATATTGCCGGATTAGGAATTAAATTTATATCAATTTCATTTTCGCAAGTATTAACGTCGCTTTGTAATGAAGAATTAACTACGCTTACATCAATTGTATTTTTGCTGTTTGTGACATTTACATCAATACTTGCCATATTTTATAGATGTGTCACATCTGGTAACACGTTTAATCGAAATTCAAATAATGTTTGATCTTTTATTCCGGTTGAATAAAAATGAACATCACCATATAAATTAATAGGCGGAAATCCTTTTGTTACACTCGCTGGTATATCAAAATATACTGAACCGCTTTGATATGCTGCATACGCAACAGTTGGAATAAATTGATATAATAAATTTCCATCTGGATGTGCGCGAATTTGACCGGTACAACTCAAATTACTAAAATCATCAGTTGCAGACGAAAGATTGACTGTTTGTGTGCAAAGATAATCACCTCTAATAACTGATAGTTGAGTAGCCATTTTTAATATTTTACACTTGATTTAAAAAAAGAGACAAAAAAACCCCCATCTTGCGATGGAGGTTTAAGAAAAAATATAATATTAAATTTCCTTTAATATTCGAATTGTTTTTGCGTGTTCGGGATTATTTGGATCTAAATTAAAAGCTGGATTTTGTGTTGTCATTGAAATCGTACCGCGAGAATGCTGTTTAAATTGACGCAGTAATTTTTCTTTTAATTCCATTCTTGATCCACTACCAAATATGCCTAACTTCTCACACATATTTTGTAAATCTAGCATTGTCATTTCTGCTAGTTTCTCCTTGAATACTTCTAAATTAGAAGTGCCAAAGGGATTCATCTTTTTGATGCCTAAAATTTCTTCAAGCTCTTTTACCTTTTGAATATCAGGATCATCGTTCTTCTTGCCGTCTGCTAAAATTAAATTATCTAGCTGTGATTTATTTTCAGTAGCTTTAATTTCTGTTGTTGACTCAACCTTCTTTGTTGTATTTTTCTTGGTCTTTTTAGCCATATAAGATAATAGTAAAATAATGATATATTTAAATAAAAAAAGAGCCACCCTTTCGGATGGCTCTTTGATTTTTTCTCTTGAACTTATACAAGGAGACCCACAAGTGCCCTGTTGTCGAGAACCATACGACCCTCTTCCAATGCGCCATAGTAACCAATCTTGCCTTGACGCAATGTATATTGGTCATCAGCGATAAGATTGAATTCTGAACCAGTGTCAGAATCAACAGCGACAGCACGAACGAGAGAATCGCGTGATCTATCGAGACCAACGATAACTTGTTCGGTTGTTTGAATAGCTCTAGCAGTACCGCCATTAGCAGGTAAAGCGTAGTTGTCAGCATAGCTTACGCCAGAAGAAACTGTGCTGAAGATTGTGTTAAACTTCTTACCAACGCCGAATTCGAGAATTTCCATGATGGAAACACCGAAGAATTCAGGAATACCAGCTTGATTGAACATTTGATCACGAATAGCATCAGTAGCAGCGATACCATTATTACCGCCAGTTTGATTAGCAGCATAGCCAGCGGCTGTGCCACCTTTAGCTAATGAACCTTGTGTGTTAATGGGGTTATAAGCCATACCACGAATTTCTTCGATGATTTCGGGTGAAACGATAAGATCTGTTAAACCACGACGAGCACCTGAAGGAGTACCACCAACGAATGAAGCGTTGATTCTCTTGATCTTTGTGAATAACTTGTTTAAGTCATTCAAAACAAATCTTCCAGGAGCAGCAGAGCGGAAAACATGATAGTTATCAGCAGCTGTAGCAGAATTACCAGTGGAAGCATTAGCGAGAGCAGTCATTAGAAGATTAGCAGAAGTTCTTTCTTGCTTGAGCATAACTTCTTGAGCTACGCGAGTGAAAGACTTGCTAACTACATCTAAACGGCTCTTAGCAGCATACTTCTTATCGAAAGCGACAGAGCTATCCAAGCGATAAGTAGCGATCTTAAGTTCAGAAGCCAAAGGTTGAACGATATTTTGAGGAAGACCACCAGCTACAGATTGGCTGTAAACTTTGATGTAATCTTCATCGAAGATATCATAATATAGATCCAAAGGAATGGAAGGATTATCTTCGGCGTTGAATTGAAGACTTGTAAACAAGTTAGAAACAGTAGGAGCATTATTGATAACTTCAGCCAAAACAGGACCAATGAATTCAGCCAAAGCTACTTGAGCTTCATAGGCTACTTCACGATTCTTGGAAGCTAATGCTTTGATTAGTTCGACTTGTTCGTCTGTTCTCTTTAAAACGATTTTCATATTATGTTAAGTTGGATATTAGACAACGTAAGATGTAACGCAGTCGATTTGAACGAGAGCATATTTTCCTGTTGTGGCACCAGCGAAATAATCGCTCTTACCATTTTGGGAAACACGTTGACCAGTAGCTAGAATTCTACCGACGATGCTTGTAGTACCGGTGAGTGGTGATACTGCGGAAGAAGCGAGACCGGAAACCTTACCAGCGTTTGCGGAAATGATAAGGTGATTATTAACAGTCATGTTAGCATCGACCCAATCGATAGCAGTATCAGCTAGTGTGAAAATACCGCGAGTAGCGACAGGAACAGCTTGACCAGATAGAACAGATTGAAGTTCAGCTCTCTTAACAGGATTATAGAGAAGCTTTTCACCGTTCTCATCGGTTAGAAGTGTTTGATTGAGCGTAATACCAAGAACTGGAACACCAGCGGTAGCCGCAGTAAATGTGAGAGGTACAGAAGGATATTGAGCAGCACCCAAGAAAGGATAGTCTGTCTTACCTAGTACTGTATCGTTAGTAGCATAAGTAATTGGATCTAGATCCAAGTTACCAGCTGATACCTTGACGAATACACCAGCAGAGCCATTACCATTTGTTGATGGTGTGGAATCTACTGTGTCGCTTGCGAACAAGTTAATAACATCATGTTCGCTATATTGTCTAAATGGATATAATCTTAGTGACATATAGTTTTAAAATTTAACTGTTATATTTTCCTTACTGAAAGCCTTGCTAAGTCTTTCTTTCCAAGAAACCTTCTCTTCAGTCGGCTCAATGCCTTGAGCGGGTATAGCAGCATCTTCAGGCTTTGCATTAGCTAAAGCGGTTTCGACTTCAACAGTTTTTTCAACTACTTCGCTTGCTACTGTTTTTACTTGTCCCATTCTCTTAGCTAGTTCGGCTTCGAGGCGGTCTTGGAAAGCTTTTTCTTGATCAGCCTTAAAAGCTTTGCTCTTGTGTCTATAAACTACTGCTAGTTTATCCTTATAAGAAGCAAAAGCCTCATCGGACTTATCTAAAGCGCTAATTTCTTTAGCGAGAAATTGACGATCTACATCATCAAAATCATATTCAGTATCTAGAACATTCATTCTAGAATTAAAAAGTTCTTGAGCGGCTTGGGCGCTCATTGTGGTTTCGAGTTCATTCAATCTAGCTAATGAATCAGCTAGCTTCTTGTTGTTCTCTTCAAGATCTTTCTTGAACTGTTCGGCTTGAGCGACGGCTTCGAGCTTTGCTTTTTCAGCAGAAGCGATCTCAGTTTTGATTTCGTCGTTCTTGAGTTTGATGCTTTCAGCGATCTTTGCAGAAATAGAAGCAACAGCTTCTTCACTGAATTTTTCAGATTCTTGCTTTTCAGCGAGAACTGTTTTTAGCGCGGATAATATTTGGTCTAAATCCATAACTTTATTTTTGGTAATATTTACAGTATTATTTTGATTTTGTGAAAAATTATCTACTATTACTTTTTTAGGTGTATAGATTTGAATTGATTCTACTATCTCTAAAACTTCTGCTTCTGTATCTTCTTCGACTTCATTTTCTTCTTCATTATCGATAATAACACCTTGAACATCAGCAGCTGGATTCGTAGTAAATCCAATGCCTAATGGATAAATTCTGCCAGTTACTAATCTGTAAACTGGAGTACCATCATTTAAAGTACCGGGACCGTCGAAACCTTTTAAGAATTTCTTAAATTCTTCTATTTGATTTTGTTTAGTAATTATTTCAGCATTTTTTAAATCCATGCTACCAATTGCAATTGCATATTCATTAAAACCAATTTCCCAACTTGCACTAATCTTTTGGTATAATGGAGAATCAGGATTATTAGAATTAACTAATGCATCAGCAAAATCACGGTCAACTGTTTTATAAACAACAGCAGCTAAAGCAATATTGAATGGATCTAACTTTCCTTTAACATCGTCTTCAAATAATAATTGATTATCACCATAAGATGAAAAAGCAGAATTAACAATATGACCAACAACTCTTGTTTTCTTATGTTCGATATTTGTAGGTTTATGGATAAAATATTTCTTAAAAGCAATTGCTGTATCGGTATTAATACCATCGCCGTTTTTATTAAAACGATTTACTACAGCAGCGTTAAACGCAGCGCCAACAAGATCAATATTCTTATCTAAGTTAACACTATTAGGAATTAAACTTCTTAAACCATCTAACGAAGCAACAGACAACAATGGATTTTGATCAAAATTCAATGAAGCTGTAACAATGTTATCAAATTTAGTTTTATAACGATAAAGATCGCTTGACATATAGTATAATATTACACAGAAAACTTAGTGCTGTGATATAATAAGCTTGCTGAATATGTATCTAATTGATGCTCGGCAGCCATTTCTTGAATAGAATTTAGTATTCCTAGTTTATCTAATGCAGTAGGATCATTTAATACAGAAGATGCAGTTTTAGGCCAATCTTTGAATTCAGTTCCAGTAATAATTGCTTCGGTAATACCTGTTGCTAATTTTTTCTGTTCTGCACTTAATGATTTCTTATTATATTTCTTTTTTAGCCCCGCTTCAATTAGACCGTTAAGTGTTTTTGATTCATCCATGACTTTTGCAATAGCATTTTTGGCAAAGACAGCAGCTTTAGCAGTACCCTTTGGACGACCGGCTGTATTGGGTGTTTGATTCTTAATTGGAGCTGGACCAGTTGACATGCCAGGAATTGGAGGTGGTATCATTGGAACGCCGCCAACAATAGGATTGTAGTAACCTTGTTCTCTTTGTTGAACAAATTTTTGTTGAGCAGCTGCTAATTCTTCAGAAGTAGGATAAATACCAGTTTCAATAACCTTAATACCTTCTTCTGGTGGCAATATTCCTAATTCCATCATTCTTGTAACAACTCGATTAAATTGAGTTTCATCTTTAATTGAAACTTCTTCAAATCTCGCAACAGGACATTTACCTTTAAATCCTAAATTCTTAAATATAGCTTCAATTTCTGGTTGCAAAAAATCATTTATAAAAGCGTTTCTTGATTCTTTTAATCTTTCGAAAAATACTTGAGCCTTAACAGTAGTATTAGCAAACTTTTCAGAACCAATTAAAATATTTTGTAAACCTTCTTTAATATCTTCATTAACAATACGATATTTTTCATATCCTAATACTTTATTCATATCAGGAATAACAAACTCAGCTTTTGTTGTATAATCTGCAACAAGTACACGACCAACAGATTGATTATTTAATAAGCTTTGCATGGCTTTAATGTTTTTATGATTAATGCCACCCTTACTTGGTTCAGTACCTAAAGTGATTAATAGAATAACATTTTCAATCGTTCTACAAATAGCTTGATCAATTTTTTTCATTTCAAGTTTAAAGTTAATATCATCTAAAACTGGAAAACCAAATGGAATAGAAAATGGCTCGTAATCCTGCTTTTTATAAAATGAAGCAATAACATTTGTTGGATCTAGTTGAATCTTCAAACCATCACGCGCCCATTGACCATTCTTGATTTTATCTTTTGTTTGATCGTCTAATTGATCAAAAATCATTTTATCATGATCATTCTTTGGAGTCCTTAATCTTTCTAATTCATATTCAGACAAAATCTTTTGATATAACATCTCTTTCCATGAGCTTGTTCTATTTACAGTAACATAATATGGATTCAATAATGTATAAGAAACAGGTATTTGATTTTTTACGTCATAATTACTTGGATAAGGCAATAATGAAACATCTGTTGTATAAGATTGACCATCGTACGTAGCATAAGATTCTAAAATCTTTTGAAAATCATTTATATCAAACTTAGCATTTATTTTATAAAAGAAAACATTACCACTTCTGTAATACTCACGAAAAAATTGATCTTTAATTCCCCAAATCTTTATATACTTCATCCATTTTGTGAAAAAGTCTCTTGCTTTTTGACTTCCGCCTTCTAGATATATTTCAGCGTTAGCAAACTCAGACATAATATCAACAGCATTTCTAAAAATAGCTACATTTGCATAAGCTTTCTGACATAATTCAATTGCATCGCGAATATTATAACCATTAATGGAAGTCTCGAAGGGTAATAAACCTTCTCGAATATTGGCATAACGATAAATTTTTGGCCCTACATAAGCTAAGTTACGACGAATACCTGTAGGATTATCTGTATTTTGTGATCTTTCGTAAGAAGCTTTAGCATCATGATTATAAAAAGGCTCACCAACCAAAGTAGGTTCAGAATAATCTCTAATTAAATCTTCTAATGGAGCCGATTGATCTTCTGTTCCTTTAGAAAATTTGCTCCAATATTCTGACTTCTTTGTATATTTACGACTCATGGTATAAATAGTTACACATTGTAACTTTAAAAGTGACTTTTTAACATTAATTTTATCCAATAAATATCGGTTCAAAAGTTTCCATTACATTATCGACTTGAGTGTTTTCCATATCGAAATAAATTTTTGCTAACCAATTACCTAATACTAAAGCTGAATAACTATCTTTTCTAGGTTTATCTGGACCTGTTTTACGTTTTAAGTTTGCTGGTAAATCAAAATTCTGTAAACCTTGAGCAGAAGTAGTAATTTGTATTAGTGCGCATTCTGTTTTAGTTAACAAAATCATATCAGTTAAATGCTCAACAAAATCGATCATTTTAGCTTCTTCATTTTCTTTTTCTGAATCTAATGAATTTGAAAACTTCAAATTAGTAATACCAATTCTTCTTTTAGTTTGCGCTCTAAAATTGTCATCAATAGCTCTGCTACCGAAGAAAATACGACGATGATCAAAATTAGCTTGCAACATCTCATTTGCTAAACGTATCCAAGAAGAAGTCGGCTTTCTTAAAAATACATACTTATATTCTGATTTGTTATACTCCATTTTAGCAGAGAATAAATTTTGCGCATATTCTTCGGGGCGCTCGAATTCTGTTGTTATTGGCTTTAAATTAATTTTAGCATCTTTAAAAAGCTCGCTTTCATTACAGGAATTCATAAACTGAACGCCACCGTTGTAGTCCATGCATATTGCAACAACGTTAAAGTTTTGAAGTATATATAAAAAGTATTTGATATGGTCTTTTAATGATGAACCAGATAAAGCATAAGAGTGGACAAGAGTTGATATTTGTTTTTCTCTATTTATCTTCAATACTTGAATGGCGAAATCGTCAGAAGATTCAGTTTCTGACCAAGAAGGGTCAACAGAAACTATATATTCATCTTCTGCATGACCCGCTACTTCAATTGACGGCTGTTCACCATCAGGTATAGTACAAAGAGCCATTTTAGAAATTTTAAAATAACCAGAACTATCATCTGTAAATTGTGCTCCAAATTCTCTTAAAAATTGAGATTCACTCATCGTTGCTTTTGCTTGATTGATCAAATTTTGATCATATAATTGTGTCGGCGCACAATCATAAGAAAACTGCATTACACAACGCTTAGTAGTGTCTTTCGTTTTAGGATTAAAAATTAAATTTTCATATTGCTCATACAACTTATATAAATATTCAAATTTAAAAGACGCAGAAGATAATGCAATTAATTTATTATTAGGCCATTGATATCGATCTTCTTCTTTCATCTCGCCTTTTTCAATCAATTGTGTTTCAAGATTATAAAGCTCTTCTCTTTGTGTTGGGTTTTGCACAACAGACAAGAATGGTACAATAACTTCATTATAAATACGTTCAGGCATCAATAAAAACTCGTCAATAATAATACGATGAAAACGAAAACCACGAAGCTTTTCACCATCGCCTAATGGCAATGCTCTTATTCTGCTTTTACCGATTTCCATCACCCATTCATCGTTACTTTTAGATACATGAGTAATACATTGTTTTAACAAATAAGCTTCTGGTTTTGCGGCAATATCTTCAATCTTTTTAAATATCATTTTAGACTGACGAAATGATCTAGACAAAATGCCAGTTTCAATACCTTGATTTAAAATAGCATCTAATACAGCATAAATACCAGTAGTATAAGACTTGCTCATACCACGGCTCCAAACTCCCAAAAAATAATCGCTTTCCAACATTCCTTTAATAGCCATATGTTGAAAAGGAAACAATTTAACCCCAGTAATTAAATCAGTTGAGAATGTAATATTATTTCTTAAGAACTGATAAAATAATAATTTAGCTTCTCTTTCTTCTATGTAACCGTCTTTTTGTAAAAGCTCTTCATTTGTAATCAAGTAATTCTTTTTTTGTTTCTGGATCCCGGTTTCCCAGCTCATAATCTAAAAAATATTGTATGTCTACTTGCCATAACTTATTACCATGATATAAAAGTTTCGGTATAATATCTAAAGATTTTTCGCGATTGCCTGTAAATATGAATTGAATATGTCTCGCATATTTATGAGTTAAATAACGCATATTATGAAAAACATATTCTAAACTGGTTCTGCGATTATATTTTTTATGATTGTATTTAATATCATTTATAGTAGATTCGATAACTACAAATAAATAACTATTTAATCCAACTGCTTTTTCTATCTCTCTTTCAAATCTACTTAGTCCAGAAGCCATTGTACCTAGAAAATCAGATTCACTTTTTCTATCGACAAAAGTATAACTGTATGTATTATTTTCTAATAAATAATCGCCAACATATAATTTTTCAATACGCGAATTAGCAAACTCTAATGGCATTTGTTCTCTAGTATCTATTAATATGGTGGCGTTCTGCAAATCAACATTATTAAAATCTGATATTATATTTTTATTAAATACTGGTTCTTTATTCAATTCTTTGCAAAATGTATTATATGAACCAAAATGTTTTTTAATGATATTTATCGGCGGCAAAGCTAATGTTTTAATTTCATTATGGAACGGCGCATATGTATAATTCTTTTCTTTAATACGTTCAGAAATTATTTCCAGACATTTAGATTTAATAACTTCTTGGGGTTGAGATTTTTCCCATTGCAAAAATTCATTTAAATCGATAAATTCTGTTTTGAAATAATCTTTTTTATTTAAATAAGGTATTTGTCTTTTATAAAATAAAGAATATCTTGGATAATGAGTACAATAATATTCTGCTTGATATATATTATGTTTTTTTAAATGTGCGTGAAATGATTTATCATTATCAAACTTTTCATTACATATTTTACATTCTGTCATATAGCATCTTCTTTAGAAATGCCTAAAATTCTAGCTTTCCAAGAAGACATATTTTCAAGTTTATTAGCTTCTTCTTTAATAACTTGTTTTTGCATTTCAGCTATTTTAATCATCATTTTTCTCTCATTTTCATCTTGAAATAATTCTACAAGATTAATGATAGAAGCATTTTTTTGTTGATGTTGTTCAACTCTTCTTGAACGTTCGCCGTTAAGCTTTTGAATAGATTTATCAATACGCTGTGCGCATTGATTATATTCTTCGCTAATGGTCTTCAGAATTTCAGTTAAACGTATAGTAAGATCTTTTTGATCTTGAGTATCGTTAAACATTTCATTAACTTTATTTTTCTTAATATCTATTTGCCGCAAATTAATATAATCCATACAAACATTAATATATAAATTAATTTCATCAATTGTTAGATCAGGCTTATCCCATACCGACCTTACAAATTCTGCCTCAAACAATTCTTTATCTGTGGAACTAGTATAAGAATCATAATTACCAACAAAACGCGGACTAGCTAAATAAGTTAATAACTTATCCATATATTTTCTGTGCTGCAAAGAAAGTTTCTCTTCACTCAACTCTTGACCGCACCATCTATTTACTTTATTTATAACTGTTTTGATGGAACGGGGTACAGAATAACGTTCATTAACGCCAGATTCGTTATCCACTAAAAACTCAGGATATTTTTCTTTTACATATTTATGAACAGCGCGATATTCTGGAGTAATAAATATATTTAAATTTTGAACTCCTTGAAACTTTTCATTAAATAAAAGTTCTGTAATTTGTTTTGGAGTTATTCCTGTTTTTATATTCTGGTCAATAAACTCATATTGAGTAGAACTAAGGATATCAGTTGTTACTGCTTTAGGTTTATCTTTTTTACCTGCAAGAAATCCACTGTTTACTAGATAATCTCTCACTTCTTTTGCTTCTTTAGATCGACCAGTTAAATCTTGTCGATTATGAAGCATGTTTGCTATTAAAACATAATCATTATATCCTTGTTCAATTTTTTGTGCGATAAATTTAGTTTGTTCTTCGTTTAACATATTATTCGTTAAATATATCGTTTTCCCCTAAAAGAAATTGGGCTTTTAAAAACAACATTTTTTTTAAATTTTTTATTTGCTTATAACCCGCTTTTCTTCCTTTTTCTGAAGTCTTAAATCTAAGTATTTTAGCGACTTGATCGTCAGTTAAATTATCAATAAAAAACATTTTATAAATAAAAAAATGTTTATCACTAAGATGAGTTTTCATTAGATCATGCAATTTAAATTCAGCATCTAAATAATCATGATCTCTTGTTGATTCAAAAGCAAAATGATAATTTTTATGATTTTCCAAACTGACTGTCATTTTTACATCATATGCGCTTTTCTTAACTTTTTCCCATTTAGCATATAATGGACATTCATCACATTGCTTTCTGCTTTTTGTAAAACCGCAGGAAAATTCATCGCCTGATTCGCCACCAATATTCTGATTAAATGGACAACACAAACATGGACGAGCAAAAGATGTATAATTATTACGTATTATATTTTTGATTTGATTAGTAACTATACGATTAATCCAAGGTTCAATAGGTCTAGATTGATCCCATAAATGCCATTTTCTATATATATGCAATTTAATAATTTGCTCAATATCTTCAAAGTCAAACCAAGTGATTGCTTTTAGCTTCCATTTGTTTCGGCGTTTCTTGATGACTTTATCAATTGTTTCATACATTTCCTCAAATTTTTTTTTATTGCTGCGTTTCATCTATGTCTTTGGGATTTCTAGAAGGCCGACATTCAGATAATGACTGTTTAAGATATTCTTCCCTAGAAGGTATTTTAAAATCACTATTAAGATTATAATTTATGCGTTCCGAGGAAGGTGGAACGCTTATGATTTCTGAAACAGAATATTTACTTTTTGATTTTTCTATTTCGTAACTTAATCTATTTGGTTTGACAAATGTAGTTGGCAAACCATCTTCATCGTATTCAGGTGAACGAACTGAAGATTTCTTGATTTGCTGTTGATTACTATGCAAAGCAGAAGCGCCAATTTGATTACCACAATTGAAACAAAACTTAGCGCCCAAGTTATTTTTAGTACCACAACTGGTACAATAAATATTTCCCATACACCTATTATATTAGTGTATAGGTGGTTTATCTAATTTCTTTAATGTATGTATAATATATTTCAATATTTCACTTCGCAAAATATCTTCTTCATTAAATTCAAAACAAAAAATACCTTTATCACGACTTTCATCATTATTAAAGATATCATATATTTTCATGAAACCTGATTTATTTCCAACATCAGATTGCATAGAATCGCCGCAAATAAACATTTTCGTATTTTCACCAATACGTGTTATAGCTGTTATTAATTCTTTAGTTGAAAAGTTTTGACATTCATCAATTAAAACAATCATATCTTTCCAAGTTGCACCTCTAAGAAAATTAACAGGTAAAGCTTCAATTAGTTTTTGCTGCTCAAGATATTTTGTTTGATTTAAAGGAATTAATTCATCCAATTTATCATATAAAGGTATCATAAATGGATTAAACTTTTCATCAACAGTTCCAGGTAAAGCTCCTAATGCTCTTTCTCCAGATTCAGCTATTGTACGAATATATTTAATTTCAGAATGTGCTCCAGTATTAAATAAGTGAAGAGCACAATAAACACTAATGAAACTTTTAGCCGATCCTGCGGGTCCATTTATAAATATAATTTTTGTATTTTTATCGAATGCCTTTGTTACGATGTTTTTTTGTTTTTCTGTTAACTTGAAATCTTTGATGTTCAATTTTATATGCTTGAAGAAATTATCTTCTACGCTTTCATCGATTTCGTGTTTGATGTGTTTTTTCTTTTTTTTACTAGACATACTTCAGTAATGTTTACACTATAAATGTGATATTTCACTGCTTAAGTATACCTTATTCACCAACTTGTAAAGAATATTCATTATGCGCATTTGTTCAAAAAGTTTATAAATTTTGCGATGAAATGACAAAGCGTGGTCATACTGTATATCATTATGGTCATAAAGATTCTAAAGTCAATTGCACTGAACATATAACTGTTACAGATAATGAAATTTTAAAAAATACATATGGCGATCTCAACGCTTGGAAAACAAAAGGTTATGATCAACATGTTAACAATAAAGCTTTTGATATTTTTAATGATAATTGCGTACAAGAAATAAATAAAAGATTAAAATCTAAGAATGAATTTATTTTAGCATGGTTTGGTTTTGGTCATGAAAAATGTGCTAAAAATTTTTATGATAAAGCCATAGTAGTTGAACCTAGTATTGGTTATGATAGCATGTTTGCACCGGTTAAAATTTTTGAAACAAAAAGCCAATTACATAAACTCCACGGAAATCAAAACATATTAGTAAATTTCGGAAAAGAATTTGTTGTATATCCTGGTTTTGATAAAAATGATTTTGAATATAAAGCACAAAAATCTAATACCGCGCTATTTCTTGGAAGAATAATAAAAGAAAAGGGCGCACGTTTAGTTTATGATATTTATAATCATATTAAGCAAGATATTATTTTTGCAGGTCCTAATATATTAAATTTAAAAGATACAAAATATTGTAAATTTGTTGGTTTCGTTGAACCAGAACAAAGAAAAAAATTATTGAGTGATGCAAAATGCTTAATCGCTCCTAGTTTATTTATAGAACCATGTAACTGGACTGTAATCGAAGCGCAGTTTTCTGGGACACCAACAGTAACAACAGATTTCGGCGGTTTCACAGAAACTGTTGTACAAAATAAAACAGGCTATAGATGTTTTAGTCCTAAAAATTTAGTTGACGCAATTTTAAACATACAAAATATTTCACCAAATGATTGTTATCTTAATGCAATAAATAAATACACAATTGAAAAACAATGCAATGATTATGAAATAGTTTTTAAAAATTTAATTCACTAAGCCATTAATTATTATTTCATTGTAATAATCTTTTATATCCCAAAATCTTTCTGTTATATCTACTCCATCTAATGAAAAAAGTTTAAACGTGATATCTTTATCATTTTTCATTCTTTCTAAAGTTTTATAAACTTCATGCCTTGGAAAATAATCGCCAAGGAAATGAATTTCTCCTGAAAATTTTCTGACGGATTTCTTGAATAAATTATAATTATCATTCAAAATTAATCTTTCATAAGCTTCAATATCAAATTTTAGAAAATCAATTTTTTTATTAATTAACGAGATCAAATTTTCAAATGTTATAGATGACACCTTTTGAACAGCGTTTTCATGAAAAATAGATTTAAAATTTTGCACGTCTAACTTATCAGACAAAAAAGCATTCATTATTATAGGATTATTATCATTTGATAAATTAGAAACAAAATCATTAATGCAATCAACACTCGCATCAATGCCTAGATAAGTTATATTCTTATTTTTATTTTTAAGATATAAATAACCTTTAGAACATCCTAAATCAACTACAAAATCATTTTCTTCAATTTTTTGATACAGTTCATATTGGTTATGCAAAAATATTTCATTGAACACAAAAGAATCAAGATTTTTATAATTCGCTACATCAGCACCATCGTAAATTATACTATCAATTTGTTTTTTAACATCAGCAAAATATATATTTTTTGAACATTCAAATTGACGATCTGTATTTTGATGTCTTGGGCACCAATTCCAAACCCCTTTGTTAAACTGGTAATTAGTATCATTCCAGCAACCATTACATACATTTAAATTAGTAACTCTATACGGAGTATTAAATTCAGTAAAAGCTTTACTGAAACCATTAATCATAATTACTTTTTTACCCAAAGCCCAAGCTAACCAACTGATACCAGATCCTAGACCAATATAAAAATCACAATAATTTAAATAATCTAAACAATCATTTAATGTATTTGTTTTTGGATGTATTACATTATTTAATCCTTTCAAATCCATATAATTCAACGGTTCTTTTTGAATTACAACAACTTGATATCCTTTTTGATTTAAATAGTCTACAGTTTGCTGCCAACCCTCAGAATTTTGCCAATGCTTAAGAGCAGCAGTTGAAGCTGTTGTTATGCAAACATATTTGCCATCAATTTTTCGAGTAACTTTAGATATGTCGATTTTAGGCTTTATTTCTTTATATTCTAAACCTAATATTTCTGCTGCCACCTGCTGTAGATTTTGAGTCCTATTATCTTTTGGTGTAGAATTTAAATCATTTGAATTAAAATAACCTAATTGATAAGTGGCATAGTAAGATGTATTTATAACTCCGTAATTTTTGAAATTAATTAAAGGATATTCATTTGCAAATAATTCTTTATTAGGCGTATAAAAATCAAGAAAACAATCATGCTTTTTTCTAAACTCTTCAACATAAGGCATCCAAGCTATCAAATCACCCAAAGATGGCGACTCATTAATAATACAAACTCTTTTATATTTTAAATTTATACTATTTTCGTAAACCAATTTTGAATCGCTATTAACCTGAATATACCAATTGATATAATATTTAATATTTGGCATGGTCCACATATTATTTGTAATATTAGACTCATAAAGCAATTGATTATTAGTTTGATTAAAAAATTTAACATTATAATTTACATTTTCGTTTCCTGATATTTCTAATTTGCAACCATTATTATAATCAAGTTTGAATATGTTACTATGAATTTTATAGTCTATATGCTTAACGTCAGTGGTTTTATAAATATCAATTAATTGATCTTTCATTTTATTTTCGTTATTATAATAAGATAATAATTGTAAAATTATGTTAGTCCATGATTTTTTATCGATATTTTCTTTTATTTTTTCTCGATAAAAATCATAATTAGTAATAACCTCACAAATTGCAGAAACAATATTATCAACATTTCTTTCAATTCTATTTAAACCTATTAATTCATTATTTTTTTCAAAAGTAGAAAGAACAGGTAATCCACAAGATAACGCTTCTAACAATGTTAAATTAGGATGACCAGCTTCTAAAATAGATGGACTTAAAAATACTGTATGAGATTGGTATAGTTTAATTAAATCATTTTCATTCAAATCATAAATTATATTTAATTTATCATAATTACAATTATAGCGTTCAAAGAATTTTTTATTATTAGATGGACCAGCTACTGTTATTGGTAAATTCAATATTTGCGCCGCTTCTATAGCATAACTAAAACCCTTTCTGTCTTCAGATGCATCATGAATAAATCCATTATTTGCGACACATAATAATTTATGATCCTTGAATTTATTATCTACATTTTTAAAAACCTCAGTGTTTACACCATGACTTAAATAATTTAAATTTGGTAAATCAAAATATTCCACCAAATATTTTGCCGGAACAAATGATTTAACTGAATATTTTATCGCTTCATAGTTTTCTTTGAAACAAAAAGAATCTTTTCCATATAAATATGCATGATGATCATGACAAGTAAAATAATATGGTATGTTTCTGCTTTTGGCAAGTAATGCTAAATTAGCCATATGAATATGTACAATATCGCCTTCTTTATAAACTAAATCATCTAAATAAACGATTTGCGAATCAAAACCTAATTTTAATAATGATTGATGATATTCCCAAATTATTTTCTCTGTAGCGCCCCAACCATTAGGTGGTATAGGTAACATACCAGTATGGATATTTGAAATTTTTATCGCGTCAATTTCTTGATTTTTTAAATAAATAATGCATTTATTTATTTCAGTAACAGATTTACAACCGTGAAAAAATTTAACATCATTTTTATCGCTTGGAATAACATGCCACGGACAATTTTTTACAAAATGAGGTTTATTTTCAGCCTTATAAAAATCATCTATATCAATAATCGATCCAACATTATAATAACTTAGCGGCAATTGTTTCTTAGCGTTGATCTGCCATAATTTTAAATTTAATATTGTTTCATCATGATATGGAGCATATAAAACATGATTTTCAATTATTCTTTTATCAGCAGCCAATATTTGACAATCCATGAAAAAATCTTTACAAGATGTATTGAATAAAAAATAACCACTTTGCACATAATGCATAGATCTATTTTTTATATTCAACATATCCATTGATTCTCTCTCTAAAACATCAGCGATAAATGGATCTCCTTTTCCATTCCACATCATATATTCAAAAACCCCTTTAGTTACTAAAGGATAATTTTCTATTTCATTCAAATAAGAAAAAACTTCATCAACATTTTTTCTTACAATTGAATCACAATCAATAAAAAATCCCTCCGCTAAACCATTTGATAAAGCATCTAAAACAATGTCAAATTTTTTTACTAATGCGTGATAAGTATTGACATCTTCGCGATTTACTATTCCTATGTTATTTTTATCTTTGTAATATTTAATAAAATTAGGATTTTCAATGTCGATATTCATTTTAACAGCAATAATGTTTGATAGATTTGTGTTTAAATTAAAATTATAAGTATAAACTATTAACTTATAATCAGAAAATAAACCTAATGTTTCAGCTAGTTTTATAACTAAATCAGCATAGATTTCATTAGCAAAAGTAATATAAGCTCTTTTAGGTAATTTCATTGAGATTTAAAAGCGTAAAAGAATCCTGTATCAGATTTAAAAAAAGGATCATCTTTGTTTATAATAACATATTTTAAATTTTTAAATCTATCAACAATCTTTGAAATATTTTTTGTTAGCGCCCAATGATATTCAATAATATATTTTTTGCATTTTAATATATTATCATCACTCATATCGTCAATCACATCATATTCAACTCCTTCAATATCCATTTTTATCAAATCAATATTATCTACGTTTAAATTTTTAATAAAATCAGACATTTTAACAACATCTACTTCTTCTTCATTCATATTATGATGAGTGTATGGATGAACTTCAGAAATAAAACCGCTTATTGTAGAATTATCTTGAACAGATTTAATTTTTGATTTGCCGTTAAAATTGTGAATGGCGATTTTATGAAGTTCAACATTCTTTTTATCTTTGAAAACGCTATTTAACTGATCAAAAGCTTTTTTAGTAGGCTCAACACAAATAACATTTTTACAATTTTTTTGTAGCATATATAATGAAAATAATCCAACGTTTGCTCCTATATCAATGACTGTATTTAAATTATTTAAATCACAAAAAGAATAAATATCGTCATAGAACATCTGTTTATAATTTATGTATAAACAATCAAATGGACTAAACTTTGCATTTAAAACAACTGGCATATAGTTCAAGTCTTTGACTTTAATTTTCTTTTTACCTACATAGTTTTTATTTAAATCGTAAAATTCAATCAAAAAAGTGCTGAAAAAACTTTCGGATGTGAAGTCTCTATCGCCATTTGGAACAATAAACCATGATTTAGTTCCAGTAAAATCAACTTCACAATGATACATTGGTATATTTGTAAAATAATCTTTAACAGAAACTAAATATTTAACATTAGGTCCATGATTAGTTAGTTCTAATCTATTTGGAGCATTAAAAACTATATCAATCGGCAATTCTTTTGTATAAAAACCTTTTATCATTGATAAATTGTGGTCAAAATTATCAGATAAATATGTTATATTTTTATATTCATCATACATTCCACAATATACCGGCAAATTATACATCAAAATAGGCATTCTCCAACCAATCGCTTCTCTTAATACTAAAGGATTTGTTTCTTTATCATGAGCTGTGCCTTTTGATGTGAAGAGGAATATATCCATAGCATTATAAAATGTGTCAACATCTTTTCTTTCTCCCCACCATTTGCAGTTTGATGGAAAGTCTTTCATCAATGGTTCCCAATATTCTCTAAAATTATCAGCTTGATTACCGACAAAATGAAACTGCACCGGTTCGTTCAATAGTTCTTTTGCGTACTGAATGATTTCTTTTTGATTTTTGCGTGAAGTAAATAAACCAACGTTTAAGAAATGTACTTTATTAACATCTAAGCCTAAATTTTTTAAAGCTTCCGTGCGATCTGTTTTTATCTTATATTCTATAGGATACAAAACAACATCTGATGGTATATTTAATGGCGCAAACATTTGTTTTTGATATTCGCTTACAAATACAAAACGATCTGGGTAAAAACATTTATTTTGTATTTCAAAACTACTATCATGAGATGTTTCAATAATCTTATATCGGCGGTTCTTATTGTATATGTTTTTTGCTATATCATGATTACAAAAGTACTCTGGCATTTCTTCGAAATGTACAATATCAGGATTGATAGAATTAATATGATTAATCAATTCTGCTTTATTTTCACCAAGTGTTATTAGTTTATTACCTAATATTTCTTTAATTTGATTTCGTTGTACTACGAGAACACCCCCTGTTATATCAGAATATTCAATACAATATATATCACAATCATTTTTTAGTTCTTGTATTTTTTTGAGTAAATATTGTGGACCGCCACCGGTTGACAAGTGCGGAGTAATAAATAATACTTTGAATTGATTATTTGACATTATAGATTAGCTTCCTTTTTGATAAATTGTTTAATCATTGTAGTGAAAAACTTCTCAAATCCTAGTTTTTTTATGCATTCGCTTATTTTTTTTGATGCAACCATTTTACCCACGATCTCGCCTTCTATATACTCATATTCTTCTTCACCGCAATCACAGAAAATCTCTGGATTTTCTACTTCCATAACAAGAACTTCGATGCTTGTTATATCTTCTTTAAAATCTGAGAAGTTGATTTTTGTTTTATAAACGCCTTCTTCGTCTGGTATTGCCGCCATTTTAGTACCGCGACCGTCTTTATATATCAATATATAGTTCATTTAATATATACTATTATATGATATACAAATATACTTAACAACTTAATCTTTATGTAATTTTATATATTGTATAGCGTTATCTAGTATAAATAAATCATCTTTAAAACAACCTAACCCACGATTACAAGTATGACATATATAACCTCTAAATTTACCTGTTTTACTATCGTGATCTAATACCCACGGACCATTATTTTTATTGCCTTCTGAAGCGCATTCTTCAGCATCTCGATGGCATATGAGACATTTATAATTGGGATCAACAGGTGCGGGGTTCTGTGATTTCAACTCTTTTCTTATTTTGACTTGTGCTTTTTCACATGTTCTACATTTAGATCTTTTATAATTGCCGCCCGATGCATACGAGAACTCGCACAGGTGCAAAGCACGGTGGCATGAAGTACACACTTTTAATTCAATAAACGCTTTTACATATATATCTAAAAAATTAAAATTCACTGTAAGTCGGCGGCTATTATATTATTCTACTTTCTTTTTGCAAGATAAAAAAGCAGGGTTGGAACAAATTGTGTCGTATTTTTTTTGACTTTAACAAAGGAGATAATAGAAAATGTAGATATATATTTTTAAAAAAGGGGGGAGGGGTATTATATGTATATTTTTATATATATGTTTATATATCATGGGACATATAAATAGAGGAATATAATGAAATGGGACAAAATGGATTAGAGATTGAGGAAAACCTCCCCCCACCGCAACGCGAAACAAGCAAGTCAAAAAATTTTTGAAAATTGGGGGGGTTGGCACGATACTTGCTCTCGACAGTGTGAACGCTGTCCAGGTCTGAAAAAAATCTGTGCAGAAGTTGTTGACGGATCGGCGTCCGTCCTGTAGGCTATAGCCACAATGAATCACGACAAGAGCCTCCTCGAAAAAGTCAACGACACCATCGTTATCTTCACCGTGACGGTCTTCTACTGCATCCCTTTCTTCGGCATGGGCTACGGTATCGGTACCGGAATCTTCGGCTGAAACTCTGCACAGAAGTTGTTGACACCCTGAACTCCAACCTGTAAGCTGTAAGCACAATGAAACACGAAATGACAGTGACTCTGAACAACATCCGCGTTGGCGACATTATTCCTGCCGGTTCCTTTGGTATGGGATTCGATGACGTGACGGTTACCGAGATCGGTCCTGACGAGGACTATGGAAACACGATGCGGATCGTGGTTGTCGGCCCGAAGGGTCGGAGCATCTACTGCCGATCCTTCGGCGGTCGAGACATCACCGTGATCCGCAACTGAAAAGACCGGTTGACAAGGGTCAAATACCTGATACCTTTTGACGCATGAACAACGAATTGCTCGATCCTCAGTCTGAAGTCCAATCGCTCGCCGTTGTCTCAACGGAAGAGCTTCCCGGCTACGCGGAGTGGCTTGCCGAGTGTGAGGCTCAACTGGATCCCGATTGGATCTCAAGCTGGGCCAAACACTTGGGCGAATACTGAAAACAATCTTCGTGCCAAGTGAAGCTTGGCATGAAACTTGTTTCCTGAAAAATCTGCACAGAAGTTGTTGACGGATCGGCGTCCGTCCTGTAGGCTATAGCCACAATGAATCACGACAAGAGCCTCCTCGAAAAAGTCAGCGACACCATCGTTATCTTCACCGTGACGGTCTTCTACTGCATCCCTTTCTTCGGCATGGGCTACGGTATCGGCACCGGAATCTTCGGCTGAAACTCTGCACAGAAGTTGTTGACACCCTGAACTCCAACCTGTAAGCTGTAAGCACAATGAATACGGAAAACGAAAACATGATCAAGGTTGACGGTGACATCGATGGTTGCGACATGATCGACATGCTCGAAGAACAAGACTATCGGAACATGAACTCTTCTGAAGCTTCCCCTTCTTACTTGTGGTGTCACGATCAAGAGAAAGGTGAGCAGGAAGGTTTCTTCAAAAACTGAACGAAACTTGTTGACGGATCGGCATCCCTCCTGTAAGCTGTAGGCACAATGAACAACGAACTTCTCGATCCGCAGTCTGAAGTCCAATCGCTCGCCGTTGTCTCAACGGAGGAAATTGAGAGCAACGACAAGTGGTTTGCCGAGTGTGATGCAGAACGAGACGAATGGGAGTGGGAAGATCTTCAGCAAATGGCCGAAGACTAAGAGCAACTCCCGTGCCAAGTGAAGCTTGGCATGAAACTTGCTGTGGGGCCCCTCCTTCTGTAAGTCCTTGATACTGAGGGACTTACAGAAGCGGAGGTCCCCTAGCAACTATCGTGCCAACACAGATTTTCCAGGCGATTGGCATGAAACTTGTTTCCTGAAAAATCTGCACAGAAGTTGTTGACGGATCGGCGTCCGTCCTGTAGGCTATAGCCACAATGAATCACGACAAGAGCCTCCTCGAAAAAGTCAGCGACACCATCGTTATCTTCACCGTGACGGTCTTCTACTGCATCCCTTTCTTCGGCATGGGCTACGGTATCGGCACCGGAATCTTCGGTTGAAAATCTCCTAATAGCGGATCCTTGGCATGGGTCTTGCTATGGGGCCCCTCCTTGCGTAAGTCCTTGATACTGAGAGACTTACAGAAGGTGGGGCCCCGTAGCAATCTTCGTGCCAACTTGATCTTGGCATGACTTCTGCTCCCCCAGCAACCTTCGTGCCAAGAGCTATTGTCCAGGCGATTGGCATGAAACTTGTTTCTAGAAAATCGTATACAGAAGTATTGACCAGGAACGAGCCGCCCTGTAGGCTAGGGCCACAATGAAAACGCAGTACGTCACCTTCACCAACAAGTCTGGCAATCGCCTCACGATCCCCACCCGCGTGTCCTTTTCCAAGTCTGGGCAGCCGCTCTCGGCTTACCCTCAAGATTTGAAGGCCGACGATATGTGGCACTACACGATGGCAGTTCAATCTCAAATTGGATTTGTTACTGTTCGTTGGGGCTGATACTTAATTCTCTTTTAATAACAACATAACATAACAATACAACACAATATGGATAACGGTGTTAAATATCTTGTAAATGCAGATGACTTTGTTTCAACTCGTATTGCTTTGCAGAATGCGAAATTGAATATTGCAGAATTGATTGCGGTTTATCAATTAACTTCTCCAAGTTCAAATATCGATTCTCTCATTCGGCAGAAGAATGAATTGGATGCTTTGTTGAATAAACTTGATTATCATAATCTCAACTTGTCTCGTTAATATATATATGCATATCAATGTTAATTGCTTTGTTCGTTTTGATAATGAATGGTTTGTTGTTGAACAGATATGTTCAGAATCAATTCGAGTAAGAAATGTGGATAATGGATGTTCAAATTGGGCATTTATATATGAAATTGATGAAGTTAAATATGTAAATTGAAATAATATATATATACCAATTTGTATATATATGGTTCAGATTTGAATCAATATAGTTCAGATTTGAATGAATATGATTCAAATTTGAATCAATTTGATTCCAATTTGCTCAATTATCGCTCAAATTTGTAAATAAATAGTTCAATTAAATAGAAAGCAAGAAACGTGCCAATCTGCACTTGGCATGACTCTTGCTATGGGGCCCCACCTTACGTAAGTCGTTGATACTGAGGGACTTACAAAAAGAGGGGCCCCCCAGCAATGTTCGTGCCAAACTCAAAAAACCAGGTGATTTTTTCTGACGAAAATCTGCACAGAAGTTGTTGACGCATCGGCGTCCATCCTGTAGGCTGTAGCCACAATGAAACACGAAATGCAAATCAAGATCCTCTGGCACGTTCTCACTCTCAGCAAGCCCGGCTTCCTTTGGAAGTTCGAGTGCGAAGTCTCCGATGAGACGGAGGCTGAAGAAATCGCCCAGTACATCCGCGACACCACCACGAACGCCGGAGTGAAGGTTGTCGAAGTTTGGGTGTAAATACTAGTTGACCATTGCTAATCTCTTGCTAATCTAATCCTATGCGAAAATTACTTGCTATCCTGCTCGTCTCGTTCTCTGTCTCTGCTGCCGATCTCAACGCCTTTCTCGATGCTGTCGCGAAGGTCGAGAGCAGCAACAATCCGAAGGCCGTCAACAAGAAAGAAAGCGCTTTCGGCCTATACCAAATCCGCCCCGCGTACTTCAAAGACTCGGGCGTGAAGGCAAAGCATGGCGACGTTTTCAAGCCTGACGTAGCCAAGAAGGTGGTGCTCGCCTACTTCCAGAAATATGAGCCCACTGCATTGAAAAACCTTGACTTTGAGACTCTCGCTCGTTGTCACAATGGTGGGTGTGGTTGGCGCAGGAACAAGTCAGCTACCAATGGCTACTGGCAGAAAGTGAAAAAGAATCTTTGACACCCACAAAAAATCTGATACCTTTTTCTTATGTCAGACTTAAAATTGATTGCAAATCTATTGAATAAATATGGGCGCAATTTCTTTGCTAAGTGTCCCAGATATAAAACGGCAAAATATAAAAATGAATATGTGAGTCTAATCAGTTTCGATACTAATGATTTGTATTTTTATATAGAGAAGATTGATAAAAGCAGAGATTGTGTGAAAGTTACTGAATTAAATGATTTTGGATTGTAAATATGATTGCAACAATTAAACAAAACAAAATAGGCCATTTGCACGTTTGGTTTGGCGATGTAAATATCATCGAAGTCAGTAAATACAATTATCTTTCTAATGGTAAAGAAAGTGATTTATATATACAAAACAAAAAAGATATTGAATGTTTTTTAGATGATATAAATAGTGATGACGCCAAAATGATTTGTGATGGTTATACTGTAAAGACAGAAGTGTTTGATGAATACGCTGAAATGATAAATAAAGCAATTTTCGTGCCAACCTAGACTTGGCATGGGACTTGCTTGGGGCCCCTCCTTGCGTAAGTCGTTGATACTGAGGGACTTACAGAAGGTGGGGCCCCGTAGCAACTATAGTGCCAACATGATCTTGGCATGATTTTTGCCCCAGCAATCTTCGTGCCAACAGTGATTTTCCAGGCGATTGGCATGAAACTTGTTTCTGAAAATATCTGTGCAGAAGTATTGACCAGGAACCAGCCTTCCGATAGGCTATAGCCACAATGAAGGCCACAATGAATACAAACAACTATCCGTCAGTTACGATCACTTTCTGCGAAACCCAAATCGAAGTTTGGTATCGCGTTTCTCTTTCTAACAATGTTTTCATCATGGAGATGAAACCAGTTGATAATGTTTCAATAGAAGATTGGGATTGGATTTGTTCTCGGGCAAAGCATTATGAACAAATCGAAGAGTTGATTGCATTTGAAATTAACAATTAATAATAATAACACATATGGACAACAATATTGAAATTGGATTGGCGCAGATTGAAGTTGAGGAAGTGATTACTGAAGATTCAAATCCGACTTGGCCTGATGACAGCAACAACAACATGGATCAATATCTAAGTTTGGAAGCGGCAACTGAAATCATGTTTCCTTTCTAATGTACATTTTACTAATCATCTGCATTGTCATTGTACTAATAAATAAAACAAACAACATATGAGTGAACATAAATACGCTTTTAACTATGTAATCGATCCGCGCAAATTGATTAGTTTGCACGTTGCGGTTGAACTTCTAATTGTCAGGCTGGAAGAGCAGATTAAGAAAGAAGAATTGAGTAATGAGTCTTACTTTTCTAAATATAAACAAGAATTGGAGCAATTACTAATTGATACTGACTATTCCAATTTGAAATATGCTAATACGACAAATGTAAACTAATAACCTGAGCAGGAACCGTGCCAACTGAGGGTTGGCATGGAACTTGCTGTGGGGCCCCACCTTGCGTAAGTCCTTGATACTGAGGGACTTACAGAAGCGGGGGTCCCCAAAAAAATCAAGAGGTTTTTTTCGGTATTTTCCAGGTACTTGGCATGACTTCTGCTCCCCCAGCAATCTTCGTGCCAACAGCGATTGTCCAGGCGATTGGCATGAAACTTGTTTCCTGAAAAATCTGTCTGGAAGATGTTGACGGATCGGCGTCCATCATGTAGGCTATAGCCACAATGAAGGACGACATGAGTACAGAACACATCAGAGTTACAGACTACGAAATCGACGACGACGGCGCACTATACGTCACCGAGGCGTTCGACAGCAACGCCAACCGTCTTCTGAACTGGAACGAGATTCGTGATCTCAATGCCAATGTTGAGTTTATGGAAAACTTCAGCGAACAGCGCGTCGCATTTTACGACGAAGAATACAACGCCTAACAATTAACAATAACAACACACACAATGAATAGAAATAACTATCCTTCAGTAATAATAACTTTCTGCGAAACTGAGCTTCAAGTTTGGTATCGCGTTTCTCTCTCCAAGGGCATTTGCATCATGGATATGGAAGCTCTTGACAAGAACATCTCCAAAGAAGATTGGAATTGGATTTGTTCTGAAATCAAACATCATGAACAGATCGAACAAATAGTGGCTGATATTGTTAATAACGAATACTAATACAATATAAAATTTTTAATTATCCTTTTGCTTCTTGCTTTTTTAATTCATACTAAATAAACAACATATGAGCGAACATAAACATTACTATAAATATATAATCAATCCTCCCGAGTTGGTTGCTTTGCACGTTGCGGCTGAAATGTTAATTTCTAAACTTGATCAGCAAATAAAAGATCAAGAATTGGATAATAATTCTTTTGCTTCTAAATATAAATCAGAATTGCAACAATTGCTAAACAAGACTCACTATTGCAATTTGGAACGCATCAATGCAAATGTAGATTAATAAACTGAGCAAGACCCGTGCCAACCTGGACTTGGCACGAAACTTGCTGTGGGGCCCCTCCTTGTGTAAGTCGTTGATAATCAAGGACTTACAAAAAGGGGGGCCCCAAAAAAATCAAGAAATTTTTTTCGGTATTTTCCAGGCGCTTGGCACGGCTTCTGCTCCCCAGCAAGAGTCATGCCAACATCACAAAAAAGAAAAATGCAAAAAAAGCTTGTTGCCTCCCTTGTCAAGCCTAAGATACTCGCATGATTCATAACTGGATTCCCCGCAGCCTTCGATGGTCTGCTGACGAACGAAAACAGAAAGAAACGCAAGCTCGAAACGCTCGCGAAAACGCAAGGAAAATCTGGCTGGAAAAGGAAAAAACCAGGCAGCAAATTGAGCGCGAAATCTTGCAAAAAGTCCTTGCACGTCGGGCGCTCCTCGACTAGTCTCTTCTCAACATGAAACTTGCACAAGCGATTGAATACGTGGGCGGATTTTCCGCTCCCTCAAAAATGCCCTGTCATGGGTTCAGCATCCCGGCGCGGTATTGCAAAACGGGGCAGAAGCTCCGTGAAGTTGCTGGTAGCATCTGCTCTAAGTGCTACGCTCTGAAGGGACGATACGGTTTCCCGAACGTGCAGAACGCGCTCGAAAGGCGCTTCGCCAACCTGAAAAACGATCTGTGGGTTCAGGCCATGACGATTGCGATCCGGGGAACCGAGTCAAGCGGTTTCTTCAGGTGGCATGATTCCGGCGACATCCAAGATGTCGCGCATCTTGACAAAATCGTGCAGGTTGCTCGCAACCTGCCGGAAATCAAGTTCTGGCTGCCGACTCGGGAGTACGGTGTCGTTTCGGAATGGGTCAAGGCAAATGGTGCGTTGCCTGAAAATCTGACGATCAGGCTTTCGGCTCTGATGTTGGAAGGTCAACCTCCGGTTGGAATCGCCAACCGATTGGGTTTGACAACCTCGGGAGTTTCAAAGACGGGTTTCACTTGTCCGTCTTCGGCTCAGGGGAACAAGTGCCTGACTTGTCGGGCCTGTTGGGACAAGTCCGTCCAAAACGTCAACTACAAAACTCACTGAAAAAATGTTGTTTCTGGTCTTGACGGTGGCGTTGCTTCTGGTAATCTGTTCTCAACAAAAATGAAATACGAATTGATTGTTGAAACCGAAGCCTGCACGTCTTTCTTTACTTTCCCGCACAATCGCGAAGGTTCAACGGCAGCTTTTGAAAAACTTGGATCCTTCATCACAAAGGATGAGTTTAGATCCGCAAAAATCGTGAGCAATCGCGACAATGTGATTTTCGAGTTTCCTTCTAAAAACTAAACAAACAACATATCATGCACACAATTAAAAAGTACATTGCACCGTTTGAAGTTATCAATTATACTCGCGAAGACGGCAATCAAGCTGTATATAAAGTTTTCCGTCTTTCAAAGCATCTTTTTCGTAATAAAAAGAAAGACGAAAATAGAATTGTCGGTTTCAAAGCCTGGAAATTGGCAAATACCGGCGCAAATCAAAAAGCAGGTTGGCGCAGTTTTCGATTTGATCGAATTAATGAAATTGAGCTTGCTTTCTTTTAATATAATTTTGTTGGAAAAAAGACGATAAAGCAATGGCATGGTGTGCAAGGAGATCTTGCAACGGGATTGTGTTATGGCCTATTGAAACACCATTGCTTTTTTAATTAAAAAAAATTAAAATAAATTAATAAATAAAAATAGCGCGAGCAATTTTCATGCCAACCGGCACTTGGCACGGCAATTGCTGTGGGGCCCCACCTTTTGTAAGTCGTTGATATTCAAGGACTTACGCAAGGAGGGGCCCCATGCGTAAACCCTTGATAATCAAGGGGTTACAAAAGCTAAAACTCCAGGTTAACGGTAACTATCGAACTATTTATCTATTTATATATCACTATTTAGCTATTTGTATTTAACTATTTAGCGATCACTATTTAAGTATTTAAATAAAAAACCCTCAATTTTTTAGATTGAGGGCGATTGTTTATTTATTTAACTGGATTTTTTGTATAACTTACATCAATTACTTCTTCAATTATAGTAAAGCTATCTTTTTCAGCATCAAAATCATCATTATGAACTAACCAATTATGAATATCAATAGGATCTAATTTAACATCAGATTTGAAATGATACCCAATAGTTGGGCCGTTGCGATATTCAACAATAGCAATTTGTTTGTTCATATTAGTAGAAGAAGATGCGCGACTCGTCAGGAAAGGTAACAGGAAGAGTGTCGCGGTCAACACCAAATGTGGTTCCAGGCGTCACATCAGACTTGGACAAATATCCAAATCCTTTGTAATTACCCGTCTGCATGAGAAGATCTCCCACGAAATACTGTAGAGCTATTCGCTGATCCGCAAAGTCATTCTTGCTGTTCTGGAAGAATCGGTTTGCTTGTTCTCTGATGTTCTCAACTGGAATGGTTTTTCGTTTCATACAAATAATTTTTTACCTTGTACCGTCAACGCTGAGACTGAATCTACTGGAACACCGCGCCTTGTAAAGGATTTTTTATTGGAATCGTACTCTAAAACGCCCCCATAAAATCCTACAGGAGACTTGACAGTCCAACCGACAACGTATCCGTTGTTCAGCGTGACTTGCGTGAGGTGGAGCGAACCAACTTTTTTGTCTTTTTTCCACTTGCCACCTTCTTCAACTTCGACTTGGTGGTTGTCTTCTTCTTGGTAGCGGAAACGGATTTTTTGCATAGATTTTTTGTTTGATTTTCTTCTTGCTTTTTCTTTTTGGCAAACTCGCCGTAGTGATATGCTCGACCGCGAAGTCCTAGCTTTTGCTGATCTTCTGTGATGAAGCCACGACGAATCTCCCACTTTTTAAAAGCGTCGTCAATCATTTTATATGTGCCATCTGGAAGGTCTAAAGAATAGATGCCATCCATGCTGACATCATATCTGTTTGTAATACGCGATTTAAATTGACTATCACTCATTGTATGTAAATCCCTTGTAGAAAAAATAAATACCAATACAAATTAATAAACAAAGCAAAAACATTATCTACTTATTCTTTTGTTGATAGATTGTGATTAATAATGCGCAAACAATAATAAACAATAAATACATAATTAAACAGGAGGAAGAACTTGCTCAAACTCTATTGCGCGTCCACTCAGATCACGAATGAGTTCACGGGACACAGTATCAAGAGTCTTGCGCCCAGTCAACTGAATAAATATGGCTTCCTGCGCTTTGTCGATGAACTTCTCGCGGGGAACACCATAGATGTGCTGAACATAGTACTTAATTTTAGTCTGCATTTTTATTCCTTTTGTATTGTTTTTTACTTGGTATTGTTTTTGTTGGAGGCGGAAGAGGCTTTCTAATTTTCTTAAATATCTCAGATTGTGATGGCAACTTTTTCATTTAATTTATCCCAAATAATGTATTGCTTACAATACTTGCAATAGTAATTTCTTTTACCAGATTGAATTGCGTTATGCTTGTATGTAGTTAGATAAATCTTTTTATCGCACTTGCAAGAATAAACATGATCTGTTTTTACTTCAAAGTCGTGGCAACGAGTTGCCGATTGGCCGATAACTTGCATAACTTTCTTCCATTCGGCACCATGTGAAGAAATGAACATACCATAAACTTGTCGCGAAATTAAATGTGCAGCTTCGTGACCCGGAGTATCATCAATAAATGCTTGTCCATTCTGAATTAAAAGAACATTGTTCAATCGAATTAGATTATGATGGTAATAAGCAACACCAGCACGGCGACCGCCCAAATTAAACTCAACAGTAGGAAATGGAAACTTTGCATTATAAACTGATTCGCAAATTGAATATACGTTTTGTATTCTAACTAAGCAAGCGTTTTGTAATTCAGTTACATTCATCGCAATCAAAGTATCACCTTGTACTGCAAGGCACAAGGGATTTTTGTCGCCTGAACAACTTTTTTTTGAGGCACTTGGCACGAAACTTGTTGTTGACAACCTGGAGTTTCTTCAGAGAGAAACCAACGTAAGTCGTTGTCTTTCAACGACTTGCGTTGGGGCCCCTCTTTGCGTAAGTCGTTGATATTCAAGGACTTACAAAAGGTGGGGCCCCAAAAAAATCAAGAGATTTTTTTTGGTATTCTCCAGGTAGTTGGCACGGTTTATGCTCCCAGCAATGGGAATGCCAAATCATAGTTGGCATGAAAATTGATTTCTTGACCAGGATTTTTTTTGGTGAAGCAAAAATATCTGAGAAAAGTTGTTGTAGCCGCATAGGAAATCGTACACACTGTACCCGCAGTTCGATTCAACAACTAACCAAAAGGAAAACACAGTATGCCAGCAAACATTGAAAATCGTGACGTTCAGGCCGGACTTGAGATGGCTTGGCACGGTATGACCAAGATCGTTCCCGTCATCAACTTCGCTGACGCCTTTCCATTTGAAATTGAAAAGCGTCAACTGGTTGACAGCGAGGACGGCACCCCAATCGAAGGAGAGTATTACTTTCGCAGCACTGACGACAAGAAGAAGATCGGCAAGACCCTTCCTGATTCTTATGTCGCAATCTCAAACGCTCGTTTTTGGGAAATCGTGCAGAACGCGGTTGGTGGCACTGGCGCCGTCATCGAATCCGCTGGAACGGTTTTCGACCGTTGCCGCCGATTCGTGACTGTCAAACTCCAGACCGATCTTGATACGTTCAAGGTGGGTGATCGTGAGTTCAAGAATCGATTCTCCCTGCTGGACAGCATCGACCAGAGCACGAATCTGTACGGCGTGAACAGCAGCACCTGCGTCGTCTGCTCGAATACCTTCGCGATGGCGATGGGCGACAGGTCCGGCGAGTTCCGTTTCAAGCTGCGGCACTCGAAGAATCTTGTGCCCAAGATCGAGAACATGGAGAAGGCCATCGATCAGTTCATCGGTGTCACCGCCCAGTTCCAGCAGGCGATGAAGATCGCGAATGAGATCCCGGTCAAGCTGGATCAGGCTCGTCCGCTCTTTGCTGGTTGGATCGCTGAAGAGACCAATGGGCTATCCACTCGTTCATTCAACACTGTCGGGCGTTTGACCGAGTTGTTCACTCGGGGTGCTGGAAATCGCGGCGAGACCCTGCTCGACGCTTTCAGCGCGGTGACTGACTTCTATTCGCACGAATCGAGCGGCGGTCAGGATCAACCGGGGTTCCGAATGAAGCAGACCATCTCCAGCGACTTTGGCGCAGCGTCCAAGCGAAAGCAGGACTTCTTCGGCCAGATCTTCGACGTGGATAAGGAAGTGACGTTCAATCGGGATCGGTTCACCAATCTGGTCAGCAACGGTCGCAACCTCATCAGCGCGATGGAAGCGGTTACCGCGAACTGAACCAGTCAAGCAAGAATCCTCCCGCAAGGGAGGATTTTTTTTTGCGGTTGGCACGTCTTTTACGCTTGACAACCTGGAGATGCTCCTGGGAAAACCCAACGTAAGTCGTTGTCTTCCAACGAGTTACGTTGGGGCCCCTCCTTACGTAAGTCGTTGATATTCAAGGACTTACAAAAGGTGGGGCCCCATCGTAAGTCCTTGATAATCAAGGGTTTACAAAAGCACTTTTTCAATTTTATCGATAAAGTGACATTATAAGTCAAACTACTTTTTAATATATATATAGTTTATATTTATACTTATTTAATACTTATTTGTTTATTTATTACTAGCTTATATAGTTATATTTGTATATATGTTATTTGACTATGTATTATTTGCCTATATATAGATCAGTTATTTGGAAAAAAATCATTCAGCTATAAAAGAAAAAACCTACCAGGTTTTACCCTGATAGGTTTCACACACGGTTTTTAGTTGATTATTTATCGACGAGGCTTACGATATTCAATACGTCCAGAACGAGCGAATACAATATTATCTGTATTTACAGTTCTATTTGCCTCGGCATTAACATCATAAAAGCGAACACTCTTATTTGTTGCATTCATGATTCGCGCACAATATGTGCTATTTGTCTTGCCCTTGTTCACCACTAGCGTTGTAAAACGGCCAGCTGTCCTATTTAGTGTTTCAGATAGTGTCATATTTGACGCGCTTACTATATAGGATATTTGACTATTTGTCAACATGTTTTTCACATATTATCAACAATAGCGCAATAATCATTATCAATATTATATACATGTATTATATATAGTGTTTATTCTATTTATTCCGCATATGCTAACACCATTCAGCCATCATGTCAAGCGCCCGACCTGGCGGCTGTATTATTTTCTATTCTGTTTTTATTTATATTAAATACAAAAAATACCAATATATATGTTTTATATTATATATATGGTATACTATATTCTAGCTATTATATATACTCTTATTTGTTATTTAATCGCTCACTATTTAGTATTTGTAGCAGTAAATAGATAATAAAAAGCATATCCAATAATAAATAAACCAATTCCAACTGGCGCGAGCATTAAACCAATTAATAAAATAAAAGTAAAAATGCCCATATGATATATTGATTCCATATATATTTGTATATTTAAAAGTAGTTATTTAGCCTTTTTTCGTTCAGCTTTGTCTTTATTTGCGGCGGCCTCATTTATCATTCTATCTAATCTTTTATATGCATCTTGTTTAGTTAGACAAGTGTAACCGTGCAGCCCCCAACTATTATTAGATGGATAAAATTCACTCGGCGCTATTTTATTACCAGCTATTATTATTCCATTATGAGATTGTATTCTAATAGCCTCATAATGTTTCTTATTTATATTATTACTATAACATCTTTCATATATAGCATACATATCTTCTCTATGTATTTGCTTATATTTGAACCCGGCGCTTTCAAATTCTTTATCTAGTTTTTTCATATATATATCTTATATATAGTATATATATACAATAATACAAAATACCCCTAATGTCAACAAAACAAACCAAAAACAATTAAAACCAAACAAAAACAAACAAAATCAATTGTTTCGATTTATATCATTCATATCTTCTTTTTCTAGCTGCATTTCGGCAGTAGCAAGCAAAGTTTGCTTGATACCAAGCGCCACACCATTCACATAATTAAAATAAGAAATCAATACCAAATTTATTAAAAAAGCCCAATAAATAAAGGTATTTGGATGTATATGAGCACTATACAATATATACAAACATACAAAGAAATGAAACAATACACCATATTTATGTATATAGTAATTAAAATTATTATTTAGTTTATTATTTAACATATTATTTATAAAGCAGAAGCTCGCAGATACGTTTTTATCTGTATACCTATATTTCCTATCTTATTATCTATATATTCTATATTATTATACTATATATATTTAACCTATAATAAGGAAGAATAAAGACATATTTGGAAAAATGTACAAAAACATACAAAAACAAGGGGTTTTTG